CTATCAAATCTAGAACTATAACTTTCTGCTATACTTCTTTCTTTTTCAATTAAAAAATCTACTTCAGCTTTACTAGCTACTTCGCTATTTTCTGCACCCTTTTTATATATGCCTCCGTTCGCTATCATGTAGGCCGCAAATGGTAAATACTCTACCATCGCCCAGTGAATTAACATAGGTTTCAAATATGTATTCACTAGGGTTATGTAGTTTCCTGCTAAAGTACTCGCTACAATATCAGCTTTTAATTTGTTTAATAAATTGGTGCCTGTATACGCTTCAATATGTATTGATTGCGCAATTAGAATAAACTGTATAAATTTGTCACTATCAATGTTTCCATTCATAGCTGTATGCTTTACAATATCCGCTCTACTTATTAATAATGCTTCTGCCATGATTTAAACGTCTGAAGGTAAGTTTGTATTATTAGGGCTAAATCCTTTCAATGGTAAGTTATTAGGATATATAGAAACCTCAAAGGGATTAGTAACTTTGAAACCTCTAATCTCTGCCGCTCTAGTTCCTATCTCTTGTAATCCTGCCTTATCATTATTAAAGTCGTACATCATTGTAACGCGTTCAAATTTATGATGACATCGAGGCCCCCCCTTATATTTTAAGACCGAATAGGTGTTAGTACCACCCTCACCGAAGCCAGGATTAACTACTTCAAACTCCATTTTATTTAAGTCCTCTATTCGATATAATTTATTCGCGCTCATCATTGCTTTACAAAATTCGCGTTCAGGAGATTTATTACCCGTATATCTATATCTTACTTTAAAATAACGCTCTTTAACTAACTTATCTTGTTTAGATATTGCAGTAGGTCTAGCTACTCCCGTTTTAACTAAGCTAACTAACTTACTTAATACAGTTTGTTTGTTTAGCTTATCATGTAGTTCTGAATTAAGACTATCAATATGATTATTTAAAACGTCTTCATCCTCTAATTCAACATCTCTACTATCTACGATTATCCAATCATTTTGTTCTGCATCTTCACACTCATCTAAAATAGTTTGTAAAGCACTTTTTTGTGAGCTTAAAACAGTAGCAGGGTTTAAGTCTCCACCCCCTACTTCAGCCGCTAATCCAACTAAAGCTCTAATCTCATTTGCTGTCATTGATTCTAATACTTTATTAGCAACTAATGGACTCAATGAATTGATACCTGATATAACATTGTTGTCTTGACTTTCCGCACCTAAAGAGTTTTCAAATGGATTTAAAGTCTTGAATTGTAACTTTAAAGTTATGTTATTAAAAGCTAAAATACTATCAAAAGCATCTATTAGCAAGTCTTGAAATGAACGTACTATTGTGTTATCAAAAGCAGTCATTGACGTAGCTAACTCATCAGCATTGGAACTAAAACCCGTTCCCGTAATAATACCAAACATCAAAGGACTTGTAACGTTGTGAGCTGTTAGAATCTTATCTCTTGATTCCGTAGATAAATATTCATAATGTTTTGGCGCATCGTTCAAAGGAATATCTACAACCGTTGTAGCTAACTCTTGATTCTCATTAAATGCAACTATTACTTTTTGACCTTTCGAACCTGTTAAGCTAGATTTTATTTTATTACTAATATCGTCCTGTTGCTCATCAGTATATCTACCACCGTTAACGTTTACTATCTTAGTTCCGCTAAAACTATTTTGAGTTTCTGTAATTAAGTATTGTGCTATTTCTTCTTCTAAGGTTGCATAAGGTAAACCGCCTTGATAATCCACACCGCTAAAATACTTCATACCTACCGAATAAGGTTTTACAAATAGTATCTCGGTATCAGAATTAGACGTATTAAATGCAGGAACTTTCATCGGAGCGTACTCCTTTACATTGTCCCAATTATCAGAATAGTAATAGTTAGCAATTTTACCCTCTTTATTACACTTCTCAGGGCATATAAGGTGAACACTAATATGTTGTACTGAAATAACTTTTTTATGGTCTTTAGAATAAAGAATTTGCATAGCACATTGACCTAACATCTTTAAATCAACAACTAATTTTCGTACGTCTTCACTTTTAAACATAGTAATAAATGAAGCGTAATCATTTGGCTTGCTAGCAGCATCTAAGGCAGTCAATCCTTTACCATAAATCAATCTACTTACTCCGTTTATAACCGCGTTATTTGTAGCAGAATTAGTGTATCTATCAATTAGGAATTTATAGTAACTATTTTTGTCCCCATATTGTACGTAATCCCCATCTTTACTTTCAGTTAGTTCGGGCGCAACATATGAAGCTAAACTTAGCACGTGTACATTAGGTCTTTTATTTTCTATTTTATTCATATATTATAAAGTCATTTGTAGAAACGTGGCTAGTATATACGTTTTGATTAGGTGAATATGTTTCACTATTTTGATTGCTTATAAAAATCTTGTCTTTAAATACTATATCGCTATTGTTTTTTATAGTAAGTGTATAGAACGTATCTTTAACAAGGTCAAAAACAGCTACAATTTCATTGTAATAGTCGCCTACTAAACTTGAAACGATAGTTTTATTTATACTTACATTCGTACTTTCATTAGTAACTATCAAAGTATTATAAGTATTCGAACGTGGAATAAATTTAATTGTTTGATTTGCGCTACCTTCATTTAATAGTATCATATCTATAAACTAAATTATACTACTTTTGTAACCAAAAAAAGCGCACATCAAATGTACGCTTTTAATACTAGGTTATAATTAGTTAATTGCTGCCCCCCCAAATAAAGCTAATAATTGAGTTTCATTACCACAATCTAAGAAGTTAGCAGGGACTTTCTCTTCAGCCATAAAACTTAAAGAATATCCGTTAAAATCTCCTAGTTTAGTACCTGAACCGATAGTACCTGAAACCACATCACTTCCTTGCTCTAAACCCATCAAAAAGAATTGATTAGAACGTGTGTGAACAACTATTTGTGGTCTACCATAAGATAAAATCTTAATCATTTTAGTAGTCGCTACATCTTGTTTTTTAAGCTTAATGTTTAGTTTTTGTTCAAAGTACGTTGTCCCCGTATTTCTATCCGTTTTAATATCTTGGTCAAAAGAGTTTTCACCTTTCAAATCAAATCGATATAAATGATTAGAGAATCCGTAAATGTTTGTTAAAGGAATAGCAGAAATTAAATCTGTATAGGTTGCATCATAAGTAATGTTGTCAACGTCTATTCCAAAATTCACTACATAAACCGCCAAAAGTCCTGAAATTGAATCTTTACATGATTCATCACGACCTGAAAAAATATCACATGCCATTGTTTTAAGTATTAAAAAAGGGTGGCGTATATTGCACCACCCTCTTAAGTTTATAATTTAATTTAATTAATTCGCAGCGTTCGTGATTCCGTAAGTTACGATGTCAGAAACTGAATGATAGTTAACCGCGTAAGAAGCTCTTAAAATCAATCTTACATTATCTGAGCCGTCCAAATCGGACATGTCCAAAACTTTCACAAGGTTAGTATCCGCAAGCAATCCGCAACCGAAAAACAAGTTAGAAGTTTGAGCAGCAATTGCCACGTTATTAGGAATACCATTTGCAATAAACAATGGAATACCATCAAAAGAAAGTTCACCGTTATTATACCATTGTGTACCTTTGTTTTCAGTACCGTTAGCACCAACGCCAGCAGCAACAAAACCACCCAAAGCTCTTACATAAGCCTTAGCAATGTTTTGAGAAACATAGATTTTTAAATCTTCTTTACCGTACAATGCAGCAGGAATAGCATCTACAACTTTTCCTAATTCAGCAATAACATTTACAGAAGTTACAGTAGTTCCAGCAACCTCATTTGCAGCAGGTAAAGCAGCATCAGCAATTAACAAAGTAATTATACCATCAATTTGTCCTGAAGTTGCATTCGTTCCGTACCAAATAGCACTTTCAACTGAAGCAGCAACTTTTTCTGTTACGTAAGCTAATAGGTAATCTTGAAAAGATTTAGCCATAACTTTGTGAGCAGAAAATCCCATTTCCTCACTTCCCCATGAAGATAAAAAGTCTTTTTTACAAAGTTGCAAATTTACTTGGAAAGGCTCAAGTGTTAATTGTCTTTCTGTAATAGTTACAGTTGACGTTGCAGTAAAGTCGCAAGTTGCATCTTTTAAAAGGTCGTTTGTCGCCAACTTGTGTAGCGTAGTTTTGTACGCAATGTTAGGCATGATAGTCATACCTCCATTTGATAATGTGTTACCGCTCAATAGAGCAGCTTTTACCCACATTTTTGAATCTTGACCAGCGTATGTAGTCGTTAATGATGTTGTTGTAGCCATTTTTTATTTATTATTTATTATTGTAAATTTCTTCTAAAATTCTATCACGCATTCCCTTTGGCGCGTTAGGCGTTAAGTCAACATAGTTAACTTCGTTTTTGTTTTCAGGGTTATAAACGATTGCCTTAGCAAGTTCAACCTCTTCAACTGTTTCTATTACTTCAACTGCAGCAAGTTTAAGTGCATCAATTTCTGACTGTAGTTTTGCCAATTCAGCAAAATGATGTTCTTCACTTACAGATTTAATAATTTTCTTAGGAGTAGCTTCTACTGTTTCAACCGCAGCTTCAACAGGAACTTCCGCTTCAGGCTCAACCGCTTCTTCTTCTTCAGCAGCTTCTTTAATTTCTCCTATAATACCATCTTCAGAAACTACTAAGATTTTTCCATCTTCAAGTTCGTATTCTCCAATTGGTAAAGGAATTTTTTCTTCATCAGAAACGATATAGACCTCTTGACCTGATACAAATTCATTTGCTTCTAAAACGGTAACCCCGTCAACAAGCATCATTTTTGCTAATTTAACCTCCATATTTAGGTAAGTTTTAATTGTGTTAATTGCTTCTCTTACATTCATAACTATAAACTTTATTAATTTATTATTGTAACCTTTTACCCTCTTTGAGTAGTGGTTGTTGTACCTGAATTATTAATTACTACTGTAGATGTAGATTGACTTTCTAGTGAGCCAATACCTTGCGCTTGTAGTGAGCCATCGCAACACTTTTTAGAGTACGTTCCATCTGGACAAGCGCAACCTCTTTTACCACCCGTTGGGCTTACTTTTAC